AAAAGTCAGGTAAAGAATCTTCAGACTCAAAAGAGTAATACTTTTGAATTTGGAGTTTTTAATTTAGCAATACCTGAGCATATTGAAGAACCACAAGACTTATCAAAAGTAAGGACTAAGTTTATACCTTTTGGTACTAATAATTTATTTCCACAATATTTAGCAGAATTAAAAAGAAAATCATCAACACACAGAAGTGTACTTGCACAAAAAACTATTTTTACAAGTGGTGCAAAGTTTGTTACAAACAATGATGAAATAAAAGAATACATAAAAGATGTAAATGCTGATGGAGAGTCTTTAAGGCAAGTATTTAAAAAATTAGCAGATGATTACTATACTTTTGGAAATGCTTACTTAGAGGGTGTTTTATATGATGGTGGTTTAAATCTATATCATATAGATGCGACTACTGTTAGAATGGCTAAAGACAAAAAAGAGGTTTATATACACCCAGACTGGGCTAAGTATAATACTATGAAAGAAAAACTTACTATTCTACCTCTTTATCCAAAAATAAAAAGCAGTAGGTTTGTTTTACAATTTAAAGATTATGAGCCTACATTCCAATTTTACGGATTACCAGACTACACTGCAGCACTAGAACATATAGCAGTTGACTATGAGATTGGTAAATGGAATCATACAAAATTTAAAAATGGTTTCCAGCCTTCTGCAATCGTTGAGATTAGCGGAGATATGGGGGAAGAGGAGGCTAAGAAATTAGTTAGAGAAGCACAAAAGAAATTTGTTGGTGATGGTAATAATGGTAAAATTATGTTTATCGTTAAAAACGGAGATACTTCTCAGGCTAATGTTCAAATAATAAAAGATGACCAAGAAGGTAGTTGGATAGACTTACAACGAATTACTGACCAAAATATTGTAACTGCACATAGATGGCAGCCATCATTAAGTGGCTTGGTAAGTTCTGGTAAAATGAACAATACTGGAAGTGAGATAAGAATTGCTTATGATTTAGCAATGACAACAGTAATCAAAGATACATCTGATTTACTTTTAACTGGACTAAAAAAAATATTATATAGAGAACTAGGATTTTTACCAGAAGATTTAATAATACAATATGAGCCGCCAGTTAGTTTTGCTACTCAGATTGACCCTAAAGAAGTTCTTACAATAAACGAGCAAAGAAGAATGTTAGATGAAGATTTACCAATGCTAGAAGAGGGTAATATGTTTATTACAGATAGAGAGCAAATTATTGTAACTAGAGATGATGATGCAGATGGTGTTGGTGATGATGAAGCAGGAGACTTACAAGTAACGGAAATGGAAACACAAGAATAACTATGGCAAACGTAAATCAATATAACCCTTTAGTAACAGCAGCAGAAGTTATTAGTAATAGTTTTACTAATGCAAATACTGACCCTGCCTTAATATCTGATAATACTATTTTACTTTCAGAGTTGGCTCACATAAAACACGCTTTAGGTAAAAAGTTTTATGAAGAAATAAAAACTCAACATCATAATGGTACTTTAACAGTTGCAAATCAAACATTAATGGATGACTTTCTTACAAGAACTTTGTGTTGGTTTGTAAGATTTGAAGTAATTAATGAGGTTCAAAGCAATAGTAGCAGTATGGGTATAGTTCATAATGTAGATGAGTTTTCTACTATTATAGACCCTTCTGAGTTAAACGCTTACAAACAAGACACTTATAGAAAGGCTGAGATTTATTTAAAAGATATGATAGATTATATGGAAGATGAAGACCAAAATGGTCTATATCCTACATATGAAAGTAATAGACCATGTAATAATGCTACTTATAAGAATCATGGAATAATAATGTACGACAGTATATATTCAAGACCAACAAGAAACTATGGTAGTTGGAAGGATTACTGTCCTTGTGATGACTGTTAAAAATATATAAATGGCTGCAAACGAACATAAAAACTTAACTGATGCAAATAGACACAACCCAAAAGGTTTTGAGATTGCTAGTAATGATACTCTTTGTAGTAAGAATATCAATGGAACTTTAGAATGGGTTGATAAAAGTGAAATAAAGATAAGCACATTTAAAATGCAGGGTTATGCAACTTGTCAAACTAATTATGAGTACAGACAAAACCTAACAGATGGTCAGTCTCCTTATGAGATGAATCAAGATTATGGTAGTGCAACTGTAGGTGCTGCTACTTTAGATGTTAGTGATATTTTTAGAACTGATGCCTATATACCACACCTTGCCGCTACTGTAAAATACATAAGAGGTTGGATGAGTTCAAGTACAAATGATACAGTAACTTTAGCAATTTGTAAGGTAACTCCTGCAGATGCAACTGCAACTGCTTTAACGCCCACTGTAATAGATGAAATTGCTATAGCCATGCCAGGTAACCCAGATGCAAACGATAGATTAAAAACTATAAACGAAACTACAATAACAGCACCAAGTGTTGCTGCTGGAGATTTAATTTTTCCAATGCTAAAAACAAGCGGCTCAACACCAGTTGTATATTTTAATGTTACTATAGGATTGTGTTATGACAACTAAAGAAGAAATAATAGCAATGAAGAAAGATATAACCACTATAAATGGTAAGATAGATAATATAGATGCTAAACTAGACATGATAACTGATAAGTTGTTAAATCCAGATGAAGGTGTAACGGCAAGAGTTAATAAAAATACATCTATGAGAAAAGTATTAGTAAAGGCAATGTGGGTTATCTATACTATTACTCTAGGTGCTTTAATAAAAATATTTACAGAATAATAATTTAAAAAAAAATAAAATAAAATGAGTACATACGATACAGACAATACACTACTATTTGAAATGTTAGGTAAGGGTGGAGGAACACAGGTCTTTACTACAGCAGCACAAACAAGCACTGATTTTTATGCAGTACATTTTCCAGTAACCTCTGTTGTTGCTTCAATAACTGCAGATGGTGTTACAGGTGAATCTGCTCTTCAAACTACTTTACCTGCTGGAACAACATTATTTATGAGAATTACAGCAATAACTTTAACAAGTGGTATTGGTATAGGATATTCAGAGCATGATGGAAACGCTAACGCATAATAAATAATAATATGTTAACTTTAAAACAAGCATTAGGATTAACTGATTTAAAAAAGGCTTTTGACACTTACTCTTTAAGTTTTAATGGTACTGATGAAAGTGTTACTATTGACTCAATGGTAGGAACTTTAAATCCTTTAGAGGGTTCTGTTTCTTTGTGGTGTAAACTAGATACAGTTTCTGCTTCTGGTAATTTATTTAGAACAAGAGTAGATGGCAGTAATTATATTAATGTACTTTATCATGCTTCTTCTAATCAAATGAGATTTGCATACAAGGCTGGTGGAACTTTAAAAACTGCTGTATTTTCTGATGCAATAGAGAATGATGGTTTATGGCATCATGTAGTTGGAACTTGGAGTTCTTCGTCAGATGAAATTAAAATTTATTTAGATGGAACTTTGAAAGCAACAACTACAGGTTTAGGAACTTGGAGTGGAACTTTAGTGGATGCAGATTTAGGTCAAAACTTAACAGGTGGAGGTTTTTACAAAGGTAAAATGAGTAATGTAGCATTATTTAATACAGTTTTATCTTTGGCTAATGTTCAGTATATACAGAATAGGTCAAATGCTGTTGCTACTAGATTTTATCCTATGGATATAACTAATATGTCAGGTTTAAAAGCATATTACAGATTGGGCTTAGGTTCAGGAACTGTAGCCTTAGATAGCAGTGGTAATGGTAATAATGGAACTTTAGTTAATACTCCTACTTGGAGTACAACAACACCAACTTATAACAATTAATATGAAATACGTTTTAATATTAGCAGAGCAAGTATCAGAGGTAGATTTTAGTCAGGTTTTACAAACTTCTGAAGAAACATTAAGATATAATAATGATAGAAGTCAGGCATTATTAAAGTTTGTAGGAGATACACCTAGTTTTTTAGAGGGTAAAAGAATATACGATTATGAAAGTATAATGGAAATTTTAGATAGTCCAGAATGGACACAAGAGGATTAATAAAATAAATAAATAATAAATATGGCAACAACAGTACAAGCGGCAGATTTAACAGTTACAATAACAGAAAGTTATTCTTTAAATGGAGTTTCTTATGGTAATACCACTACTAAATCTTTTACTAATGGTGGAGAAATAGTACAAAGAGTTATGGCTATTCAAAGTCAAGGTAGAGGTTCAAACTGGACAGATATTTTAAATTTTGGTGCAGCAGATTCAGCAGGTCAGGTAGATGTATCTAATTACAAATATTTTAGAATTACAAACTTAGACGACACTAATTTTTTAGAATTAAGAATTACAGGTGCTTCTAACACTTCTTACTTTGTTAAAGTAAAAGCAGGAGAAAGTTACTTTTTAATGGATAACGAAATGGATGCAGAAACAAGTAGCACAACTGTAGGAACTTTAGCAGATGTAACTCAAATTGCTGCTAACGCAAATACAGATGGTATTGACATTGAGTTTATGTGTGTAACAGGATAATAAATGGCTAGAAAGAAAACAATAACTTTTGAATTTAGAGGTAATGGCAGAAAGAAGCGTAAAGGCGTTCATTCTAAAAATGCCTCTAAAGGACAGAGAGGATATAAAAAGACCTATAGAGGTCAGGGAAGATAAAAATTATAGATATGCCTTGTTACGAATGTGAAAATGGAAAATGGAAGTTTGGTCAAACTGGCAACTGTCAGTATGATTCTAAATCAGAGTGTGAAACTGCTAATAAAGATTATTATGCAGAAGAAACTTATAATGACTATCCTGAAGCAGCAACCAATAATGCTAAGAGAGCAATAAAGTATAAAGAAGAGAATGGTAGTTCTTGCGGAACTATCGTGGGCTGGACAAGAGCCAGACAATTAGCAAATAGAGAAAGCCTTACAAGAAGAACTATTGCTCGTATGGCATCATTTAAAAGACACCAACAGCATAAAGATGTGCCATATGATGAAGGTTGTGGTGGTATAATGTGGGATGCTTGGGGAGGTGATGCAGGTGTTAACTGGGCAATAAGAAAGTTAGAACAAATAGAAAAAGCAAAAAATTCTATGAAGAATCAAGAAGAAACAGAAATTAGCGAGAGAATAAAAAAGGCCTTGAAAAATAAAATGGAAGAGCATAATGAAGATGTGAAAGATTTAAAGAAGGATTGGAATCCAAAGGTTACTGTTGCTAAACTAGAAAAAGTATTTAAAAGAGGTGTTGGTGCTTATTATACAAATCCTGAAAGCGTAAGAGAAGGGGTTACAGGGCCTGACCAGTGGGCACTAGCACGTTGCAATTCTTTTTTATATGCTTTAAGAAATGGAAAATATAGAAGTGGTAAGCATGATACAGATTTGTTACCAGAAAACCACCCAATGAAAACAACTAAAGAAGAAAAAAACATGGCAAAAAAAAGAAAATACTATGGAGATGATGAGCATGACCATCACTTTCACTTTACAAAAGATATGATGGAAAAGTTACATCATGATGGAGAATTAGAAGTTAAGGTAGAAGAAGATGATAAAGAGATGCTTATATTGTTTACTTATGATGTAGAGGGTATGGAAAAAGAAGAAGAAAAAGAAGAGTACACAATAGAAGAAGATATAAAAGAAGAGTTCACTGATTTCTTTGACGAAATAATTAACAAGTATAAATAATGAGTCTTAAATATTTTAAGAAAAAAGAATTTACTTGTTCTTGTGGTTGTGGACAAACAGTCATAAGTGATGAATTATTAGAGATGTTAGATATGGCAAGGGAACTTGCAAAGATACCATTTGTTATAAGTAGTGGTTATAGATGTAAAGAACATAATGAAAATTTAATTAGAAAAGGTATAAAGGCATCTAAAAACTCTGCACATTTAAAAGGTTTAGCAGCAGACATAAAATGCAAAAACAGTAAAACTAGAGCATTGATGGTAGATGCTTTAGGTTATGCTGGATTTACAAGAATGGGTTTAGGTAAAACCTTTATCCATGTTGACATAGACAACAAAGATAAGCCAAGTCCATCAATTTGGCTTTACAATTAGAATATTAACCAAATAAATATATTATGAATTTTATTACAGAAAATTGGCTAGAGTTATTAATAGGTCTTATGGCTTTTGCTAAAGTTATAACTAATCTAACTCCAACAGAAAAAGACAACAAAATCTTTGGATGGTTAGATACTATTATAGACGCACTAATACCTAACTATAAAAAGAAAAAATAATGTTTAAAAAGTATATAGCAGAAGCAATAATAAAAGGAGGTGTAAAACCTATAACTGAATTAATAAAAGCAGTTAAAGAATTATTTACAGACACAAAAGGTAAATGGAGTAGCAAAAGAACTATTAGCGGTGTAATAGTTTTGGCTGCTAGTTTATACATAGAAAAAAATGGTATAGATACTAACTCTCTAATACTTGTAGGGTTAGGAGTGTTACCATTATGCTTTTCTGTGTTTGAAAAAAATGATTGTAAAAATGTGTGTAAAGACAGTGATGTTTGTAAAAAATAATTATCTTTGCAAACAATTAAGATGGGGTTATCCTGTCTGGTTTCTAGTTTACAGTTTATAGTTATCAATAGTGAGGTGTTTATAACATCTCACTTTTGGTTTTTAAAGGGGTTGTTTTTTATATACTTTTAGGTCAACTAATAAACAATACAATGAAAAAATACGGAAAAAGATTAAGGCTTTCTGAAGAGGAAGTTGAAATGGTATATGAGAGTAGGGCAGAAAATACATCTATAAATGGTAACTCTGCACTTGATATACATTTACAAGAAAGAGGTATAAATAAAAAAGATGTAGTATCTGTAAAACATTGGCAATCTGCTAATGGACAATATAGATTTAGCGTAGTTACTAAAGAAGATTTAAGTTTAGACCAAAATGTTTTATTAGAAAACATAAAAAAATTTATAGAAGGACACTCGCCTTACTATCCTCCAAAAGAAAGAAAAAATAAATATGGTAATCACTTATTAGTAATAAATCCTGCAGACATACATATAGGTAAATATGCAAATGATTTAGAAACTGGTAGTGGTTATGACGTTGAAACTGCTTGTATGCGTGTTTTAGAAGGCTTAGAAGGCTTAACAGTAAAGGCAGAAGGGTTTGATGTAGAAAAAATATTATTCTGCATAGGTAATGATGTATTGCATATAGACAATGTTTACAACCAAACTACAAAAGGTACAAGACAAGATGTTGATGGTAAATGGTGGGAACACTTTGAGATTGCCTTAGCATTATATGTTAAGTGTATAGAAATGTTAAGAGAGATAGCACCTGTAGATGTAGTACACTCTATGAGTAACCATGATTATCAAAGTGGCTTTCATTTAGCACACGCACTTAAAAGTTGGTTTAGAAATGATAAAGATGTAAACTTTGATATAAGCGTTTCACATAGAAAGTATTATCAGTATGGTAAAAACCTAATAGGATTTGAACATGGAGATGGTGCAAAGATGGATAAATTACCACTAATTATGGCACAAGAAAGACCGCATATGTGGAGTGAGTCTAAGTTTAGATACTGGTATCTACATCACTTACATCACAAGGTAAAACACAAGTGGTTAGATGGTAAAGACTTTATAGGTGTTACTATAGAGTATATGAGGTCTCCATCAGGCACTGATAGTTGGCACTCAAGAAAAGGTTATGTGGGAGTTCCAAAAGCAGTTGAAGGATTTTTACACGAAAAAACAAGCGGTCAAGTGGCTAGACTTGTGCATTATTTCTAAAAACATCACACAATTTATATCTAGTAAATAAACATTTTGTAAAAAAATGTTAAAAATGTTTTGTGGTTTATTCCAATTTTATATCTTTGTCGCAACTTAAAACTTAAAAACATGGAAACATTAATAGCAGTTCCTACAATTATAATTCTTATGATTGTGTATCTAAGTCAAGAAGATTAAATATTAACTATAAATAAATAACTATGGGAAAAATGAAACAAATGTATGAACAACAAACAAATATTAATAACTTAAACAACAATGAAATGAGTAGAAAATCAAACAAGCAAGAACAAGTAGAAGTAACTCCTGAAACAAGAGAGGATGCTCTAAGAAGATTATTTAAAGAAAACAATCTTGTCAAAGAAGATGTATATAAAGACAAGAGAGGTTTTGTAATCATTACTAGGTCAGGTATAGATAAAATTGTAAGTAAACAAGGAATAACTGTTGCTTATGATGTAGTTACATTAGACTTAGATAAGAATCATGTAGTCTTAAAAGCAGTTGCAACAATGAAGGTTGGTAAGAACGAAGTAAGAAACATGATGAGTTTCGGTGAGGCATCTGATGCTAATTTAATGGGAGGAGGTAAAAAGTTTCCTGTTGCTATGGCTGAGAAGAGAGCAATGTCAAGAGTTGTACTTAAATTGGCTGGTTTCTATGAGCAAGGTAATGTCTTTGGTCAGGATGAGATAGTTGATTAATGAATGATTGGTTAGATGATATACTTGATGGTGAGCCTACTGGTATTACAGATACACAGTGGCTTATCATTGAGTCTAACATTCATAGAACCGCTTTGCCTCCACATTATGTAGATGATGTTATGGAAAGATTAAACGACTTAACAGAACTAGAGGCAGAGGAAATAATAAAACAAATAAACGAAAACAAAATAGAAACAGACACTAGAAAGCAATGGTTGAAAATGCTAAAAGATGGAGTGTTTGATAAGTAAAATTATATGAGTGGAGTTATAATCATTATTAATTATTAACTGAGCGGTTAGACTTTGTAAAGATTATGCCCTTATTGACAAACAACAACAATTAAAATAAATTAACTTAAAAAATTAATTTACAACAACGGAGGGGTTCTTCACTCATATAATTTATTATAGATATGACAAATAAATATTCATTAGATAAAATTAGAAAATCAAGAAATGAGTTTGAAGCATTGCTTAGAATTTATGGTATATCTAATTTAAGGCTTTGTAAAATACTTGAGGTTAATTATGCAACAAGTAAAAAGTTTATAGAAGAGCCAACAACTATGAGGTTTATACACGCTAAAAGATTAGCAGATAGCATTGGATTAACTATACAAGACATCATTGATACAGTAGTGTACGATATAAATTAAAATATAAAAATATGAAAAGAAGAAGAGTAAGATTTAGCCAGTATTATGACAATATAATATTAGAAGAAATATCAAAAATTTATGACGTAGAAAGAGAAAGAATTTTTTTAGGCAGTAGAACTAAGAACATAATCTATGCAAAGCGTATGTATATATTTGTATTGAGAAATGTTTTTTATCTAACATTAATGGAGATAGCAGAGTTAACTAATATGCACCATGCTTCTGTTATACATCATGATAGAAAGTTTCAGTTCTTTTACGAGAATTATTCTAAAGACCAACAAGCGTTTAAGCAAATAGAAAACAGAATAATAGAAGTAGAAGTAGATGAAGAAATTATTGCTTTAGAAAGTAAAAAGAAACAAATAGAAGAATCATTAACCAAATTATATTTAATTAAAACACAAAAAAATGAAAGAGAAAAAAGAGAAAATTTATTTACCGAGTAGTATAAAAAACATTACTACACAATATGGAAGTATGTTAGTAGCAAACTTTAAAGTAGATGACTTACAAGCAAACTCAAAGAATGGCTGGGTGTCTATGGTTATATCAGAGAGAAGAGAGCCATCTGAAAAAGGTGCTACACACTATGCTTATGTAAATGATTACAAACCACAAGAGAATACAAAACCTGCTGCAAAACAAACAGCAGATGATGATTTACCATTCTAATGTTGGTTTGGAAAAAAACTACCTATCCTAGCACTTTCATTGGTTTATCTGATGAACTTGCTAAGGCTAGGTCTATGCTGTCTGCTAATGTGTATAATAAAAATACAGATAAGTATAGGGGTAAACAAGAACATAAGATACAACAACTTGGAATATTTGCAGAGTTAGTTGCTAGACATATACTTGATAACAATAAAGGTGTTCAGTATAAGGCTGCACCTATATTAGAGGCGAGTCCTGTTGTTGGTGCTGATATAATTTTAAAAGGTATTGGTGAGATGAACTACATAGATGTTAAGGGTGTAAAGACAGATGGTGATACTTTAAGGGTTAACTATGATGCTCATAATAATCCTAACAAAAAAGTTACACACTATTTATTCATACAACCTATAAATCAAATATACGCAAGGTTTTGCTGGTTGTTACACAGAGATGTTTCTAAGTGGACAGTAGTCATGTCAACCTATACTAAATGCTATGAACTAAAAATAAAATGAAAGAGAAACCAAACTACTATGCTATAATAAGTGCTGAGGTTAGATATGATAAAGATTTAACTGCAAACGCTAAATTACTATACGCTGAAATTACTGCACTACTAAATATGAATGGTGAGTGCTTTGCAACAAACAAATACTTTTCCAACTTGTATGGTAAAAGTATTGTAACTATATCTAAGTGGATTAGTGAATTAGTTGCAAATGGTTATATATCAACGTATTACACTTATAAAGAGGGTACTAAAGAAATTGATAGGAGGTATATAAGTATTCTTAAAGGGGGTATTAAAGAAAACTTAAAGGAGGGTATTAAAGAAAACTTTAAGGATAATAATACAAGTATTAATAATAATATTACATATAGTAATAATAAGCGTTTTAAAAAACCAACTATTGAGGAGATTAGTATTTATTGTAAACAAAGAAATAATACAATAGATGCAGAAACTTTTTTTGATTTTTATGAAAGCAAAAATTGGAAAATAGGAAAGTCTGCAATGAAGTGTTGGAAGAGTTGTGTAAGGACTTGGGAAAAGAGACAAGACACAAAAACAAAAGGTATGAGTAAAATACATCAACACTTACAAAAAAATATAAACGTAAAAGAAAAACTAAAACAACAATTTAAATAATGAAACTAATAAAAACAATGTCAAAAGAAGATTTGCTTATGGGTGCTGTAGATTTAATAAGCAAAACATATATTCAGTTAGGACAAAATAATGTAGAAGAAGATACTATAATGGTTATGTCTCAAAGTTTAGCAGATGATTTATCTAAGACTTATAAAAATTTTTACTTTGAAGATGCAGAACAAGCATTTAACTTAGGAATAAGAAATCCACAAAACGATTCTTTTATACACTTAAATGTACCTACTTATATGAGATGGTTAAGAAAGCACAAGGATTTAATATGGGATGCAAGAGCAAAGTTTGACAGGGGAGAAGACCCAAAGACCATACCTCATTATAGACCAGAACCTAAATTATTAAAATAATATTATAAAATTGGATTATTTTTATATATTTGTAAAAAACTTTATTATGAGTTATATAAAATGGTTTATGTTGATTTGGATAATAGCAATAGTTTATTGTATATTAGAAGCATATTTTTGTGCAGAGTTTGTTGATGACGACTACACAAATTATTAAAAATAAAAGTTATGGTAGAATTTGCTTATTTTTGTTTGGGTGTAATTATTTTAGTAATGTTTATTTCTGCTATAATATTAGATTCTAAAATAAAGTATGACAATACAAAAGAATTAAAAAAGAATATGAATAAGTATAAAACCAGAACAGGTGGATTGCATAATGATAGAATATATGAAAGAAAAAGAAAGTCATAGTAAATACTATTACGAAAAAGACAGGAATGGTTATGTGTCAAACTCTACTTGGGAGGATGTAGATTATAGTAAAGATAAAACACCAAACTATTATATAGGTAGTGTTTATGGCTATGAAGCAAGAAAAGTTGTAGAGGATTTTGATTTATCATACAACTGTGGCACAGCAGTTACTTATCTTCTTAGGGCAAAAAGAAAGCACTCTACAAGTGTTGATTGCATACAAAAAGCAATTAACCATTTAGAGTTTGAGTTAGATAAAATTAAAAATGAAAAAACCAATATTTAGAGTATTTGTATCTTATCAAATAAAAAAGAAAAATGCAGTAACCAGAAGAGCAATTACTGGCACACTAGATACCTTTGCACTTACATCTGATATTGAAGAAATAAAAAACGACCAAATCATCATAGATAGAATCTGTTACATCAACAAGAAAAAACACGACAAGGTTGATGTTCTAATTACAGATGTAGAAATAGAAGGACAGTATGGAGAAACAATAGACAGATTTGATGATGAATAAAACAAAGTATTATGCCAAAGATTAGAAAAATAAAAATAGAGGACAGAAAAGATTTAAGAGGAGGTGGGTATGCTAGAAGAAAATTTAGCATACAAGAAGCAGATGATATAAGAAAAGAATACAGAACCTCAACACAAAAGATAACTATCTCATCATTAGCGAGAAAGTATAAAGTATCTCAACCTTTAATGTACCAATTAATAAAAGGCACTACCTATACAGATGGATAGGGGGGGATATAGGGGGTCAATAGGGGGGGGTGGTCTGCTATGAAAAAAGAAGCATCAGTCCAATCATCTTTTTGTACTTACATGAAGTACACATATCCTGATATAAGATACTGTGCATCATTAGGTGGTATTAGAACATCTATGAAACAAGCAATACTAGCAAAGAAAACAGGTTATGTAAAAGGCTTTCCAGATATGCAGATACTTAAAGTAAACAGTAAGTATGCAGGTTTATTCTTAGAAATAAAAGCAGACAAGAAAAGTTATCCAACTAAAGAACAGAAAGAGTGGGTAGCATATCTTAATGAAGCAGGTTACTATGCTAAGGTTGTTAAAGGACTAGACCAATGTATGGATGTACTTGACTGGTACATGAAAATAAAATAATTTTTATTATAAAAAAAAATTTTTATTTTTTTATTTTTTTAAAAAAAAAATTTTGAAACTGCCCTGAAACTGCCCTGAAACTGCTGGGTCTGCTATAACACGTGTCTACACGCCCACACACGCCTGTTTCTATATATAAAAGATTGATAATCAGTTATTTAGAATGATTATAAATTAGCATATTTTATAAATATTTTTAACATTATTTGTTTTATTGTGTAAAAGTTTGTTATATTTGCATTATAATTATAAACTTAAAACTTAAAAAAATGAAAAATTACACAATCGCAAGAAAAAATTTAACAATGAATAAAAACTGGTTTTATGCTTTATCAGTAGAGGGAAGAAACGAATTCGACAAAGGAAACAAAGAAACAAAAACATTAATATTAATGCAATTAGTGGAGAACGGCAATATTAGTATTATGCAATTAATGCAAATAATGAATAAATAAATAAAAAAAATAAACTATAAAACTTTAAAAAATGAAATTAACAACAGTAAAACAAAGACAAAATATTGTAATTGCTTACACAGTAGCAAACACAAAAGAAACGTATATTTTCAACACAACAGAAGAGGCACAAAAAAAATACTATAAACTAATAAAAAAAATATAATTATGATAACTAAACTATTTAATTTAATTTATATAAGTGGATTTATATCTTTGTTCACTTTCACAATTTACACAATAATAAATAATATATAAACTTTAAAAACTTTAAACAAATGACAAACTACAAACTAATAAACAAAAAAACAAATAAAGCAACTATTTTAAATAGTGATGAATATATCGTTTTTTTTCAATATAATAAAAGAGAAAATTACGACATAAAAAAAATAAAAACATTTAAAAACATTATAGAAGATATTATATTTTATACCGCATCACTCGTTTTTATGTCGGCATCTCTTTATTTTTTATGTTATTTATTTAGCATGATTGACAAAATAACACTTTAAAAAACTTAAAAAAATGATAAATCAAAAAGAATATTTAAAAAATTTGTATCAAGGTTACCAAGACCCAACACAATACGAACAGACAAAGCAAGATTTACAAATAATAAAAAACGAAAATTTGATAAATAGATTAGACGAATTGACAAAAAAGTATTTTAATGAGTTTGCGTCTGATTATTTACCACATTATCATGACTCAGACACTGACGAAATAGAAATTTATAATGATTTATTAGATGATGGATATTTTCAGACAAAGAAACATGAACAAATATTTATTAAAAAAATATTGCCAGAACTAGAAAAAGAATATAACAAAAACTATTAACAAAAAAAAACTATAAACAAAATGAACTTACTTACACAAAACGCAAAGATGAAAAAAACATCTAAAGAAAATAAAACGAAAATATTTAATTTTAGCATACCAGCATATAAAACAAAACAAGGCAAAATTACTTGTCCATTTGCTAAAGAATGCGTTAAATATTGTTATGCTCAGAAAGGAAATTATACAAGGTTTCCAATAATACAGCAATTAATGGAGAAAAAATATAATTTGACTAAACAAGATAATTTTATTGAACTAATAACAAACGAAATAAAAAAGAAAAAAGCAAATTATATTAGAATACATGATAGCGGTGACTTTTATAGTGTTGCATATCTTAAAAAGTGGGTACAGATAGCAAAACAAAATAAAGACGTTATTTTTTACGCTTATACAAAATCAATAAAATTTTTTATAGATTATCAAATTAACTTACCTAAAAATATGAAAATTATATTTTCTGAGGGTTCAAAAACAGATAATTTAATAAACACTAAAAAACATCGTCATGCAAGAATATTTAAGACAGTAACCGACTTATTAAAGGCAGGATATATTGACGCGTCTAATAATGATTTAAAAGCAATTACAGACAATAAAAAAGTCGGTTTAGTATATCATTAAAAAATAATATTAACTATTAAAAACAATACAATGAAACCAATTAAAAAACTTACAAAAAAATTTGCAGAAAATTATATATATTATAATTACGGATATTTAAAACACGATGTTAAAAGATTAGTAAAAGCATCTAGAGAAACGGCAAAAACATATAATTGCACCCCTTTACAAATTTTTTTGTTTATGATAGACGATAAACCAATCAACAAACTTTATACGCATTCTTATGGCTTTAATACAAGAAACGGAAGAGAAATAGAACAAACTTTTAAAAATAATTATTAATTAAATAAATTTAAATTATGGAAAATATCGAGAAAAAAGCAAGGGCAAGATTAATAAACTATATTACAGCCCACACAAAAACAGACAAAAACATTTTGCTAGACTTGGCTTTTATGACTCTCAGAGAGTTAGAACAAGAGGCAAAAGCAATTAAACAACAAGTAAAAAAAGCACGTTTAAAATGGGCAAATAATAACTTTTAAAAATGAAAATCATGACTAATAAAACTATAAACAAAGACAAAGCAAAGCAATTAATTCAAGGCACAAAGGGCCAAATATTTAGCGGTTTATTCATTAAAAAGGATGGCACACACCGACTTATTAACGCTAGACTAGGAGTAAAAAAGCACCTTAACCCAAATGCAAAGAAACAGCCCTATAATCCTATTAAATACGATTTAATACCTGTGTTTGATATGGCTAATAAAGGTTATAGAATGATAAATTTAAACACTTTGCAAAAATTAATAATTAATAAAATAATATATAAAATAAAATAACTATGGCTGGCAAACAATTACCTATGTCTAACTTTCCTAATTTCTTTTATGTAATATTATTATTACTTGCAATGTTATTGCACTAAGAAACAAACAGAGGAAGAAACTTATAAGAGTCTATTTATATAGGCTCTTTTTTTATTGTCTAATGTAAGCAAATAAAACTTATATATCTATATACTATATGACTATTAAAACGCTTTAAAACTCATTAAAATGATTAGTTAAATATTAGTTAATGTTTTGTAAATTAAAATAAATTTGTTTTGTATTGTTGGCTTTTTCTTTTTATTCTTACGATTTTGTACCAAAAAGAAAGATTTAAAACACAAAAAGACAATTTAAAACAGTGTTTTTACACGCTTTGCCAGAGTTTTTTAAAAAAATATTGATTAAATTAAAAAAAAGGTGTTGTTTTGCGATTCCGTAATGCAAACCCCTAAGGGCTTTTAGCCACACAAACGTACACACACCAAATTAAAGTTCAATTTTATAAAAACTATGTTTTAAGAATAAACATCTATTTTAAAAGTTTGATATAAACCTTGCGATATGAGCAATGATGTTTACTATAAGACGTGACGATTATAAGGTCACAATAGGGATAAACTCTTATAAGAGGAACGAAGATAGTGTTTTAAAATTAAAGTTTTGCATAATTTGTGTACAATTCAAAATAATGTTAACAACATGGTGTTCAATTTTATATTATAATTATGAAAAAGGAAAAGAAAGTTTTTGTATTTTGGCAAAATGGAAAAAGAACTATTAAATTACTTAGCGGAACATGATTGCTTAATTGCAGATGGTTTTGATAATGCTATAATTGGTACTGCCTACAACAAAGAAGCAGAGATGATTGTTGTGTATGATATTCAAAAATGTATAGAGTCTTTAGTTAAAGATGGAATGAATGATGAAGATGCTATAGAATTTTTTTATCATAACACTATGAATTGTTATGTTGGTGCTAAGTCTCCTTTATTTATAAACACATTATAATGGGTGAAGAAAAAAAGTTAGGAGAAGAGGCAAGGAAAAAGAGACCTCAACTTGGAAAGATAGATGAGAACTACAATAACACACCTAAATCTTTGCAACCAAAAAACCATGAAGTAAGGCAAGTGGCTAAGATGACTAGGAAGTCATTGGCATATGCACTAGAAGGACAACCAGTAAAAATTAAGATGGCATTAGATATATTGTTTGATGAAGACCCTCGTGCCTACATAGATGCAATAGCAAAACTAATGAACTATGCTATACCTAAACTACAATCAACAGAAATCAAAAAAGACACTGATACCAAAATTGAAATAAAATTAAATGAAGGTGCAACTCTTGAAGATATTAAAAATCAAATAAGAGGTCTTGATGATGCAGAAGATATTGACTTTACAGAACTAGATGAAGAATAAAAAACTTTTAAAGTTTGCACTCAAAAAGAAACTTTGTGAGATGAGTTTTTATGAGTTCTTTAAACAGGCATGGCACGTTGTAGAACCATCAGTACCTCTATCTACTAATTGGCATCATAAATATATTTGCGATATACTACAAGCAGAGTGTGAAAGAATCATTGCACAAAAACCAAAAACAAAAGACATAATCATTAACGTACCCTTTCGTAGTACAAAGTCATTAATAGTTACAGTTATGTTTCCAGTATGGGCTTGGATAAAATCACCAAAACTTAGATTTATAACCTCATCATATTCTGCAACACTATCTATTGAATTAGCAACAAAGTCAAGGGATATAATATTTAGCGATTGGTTTAAAGCAAGATGGAGTGATGTTTTTTTTATTAAGAAAGACCAAAACCTAAAAGAGAGATATGAGAATAATCATATTGGAATGAGAAGAGCAACCTCTGTTGGTGGTACTGTTACTGGACAGGGTGGAGACTTTCTTATTGTTGATGACCCCCTATCACCACAAATGGCAAACTCTGCAACTGAAAGAGAGAACGCTAATGAATGGTATAGGACAACATTCTACTCAAGACTTAACCAAGCAGACATTGGAGTAAGAATTATAATTATGCAGCGAGTACATGAAGATGACTTAAGTGGATTTTTACTTGATAGAGAAACAAGAACTAAATATAAACACATTTGCATACCAGCAACAAATGAAGATGGAAATATCAAACCAAAATCATTAGTTCAATTTTATAACAAAGAAAGTGGACTGTTTTGGCCAGATAGATTTAGTAAAGAAGTTTTAAATGATTATAAAAGTGCTTTAGGTAGTTATGGCTATGCTGGACAACTACAACAAACACCAACACCCCTAGATAGTGGTATGATACGCAAAGATTGGTTTAAAATAGATAGATATAGAGTAGAAGAAGCAACAGTTAACTTTGTTATTGACCCTGCATATACTGCAAATCAAAAAAATGACCCCTCAGCACTACTAGCATATACCTATAAAAACAATAAATGGCAGATAATAGATTGTGTAAATGTGCATAAAGAGTTTCCAGAACTGGTAAAGTTTATACCACAATGGGTAAAAAAGAATGGTTATACACCAAAAAGCAGAATATATGTAGAGCCAAAAGCATCAGGAAAGTCTATAGTTCAAACGTTAATTAGAGAAACTGGACTAAATGTTAAAGAAGATAAGCCGCCAACTAAAGATAAAGTAGCAAGAGTAAGTGATATTAGTGCATCTTTAGAGAGTGGTAGGGTAAGTTTGTTAAATGGCGACTGGAATAGAGAGTTTTTAGACCAACTAACTAAATTTCCAGCAGCAAAGCATGATGATATGGTAGATTGCTTAGTTATGGCAGTAAATAAGGAGATTTGGAGTGGAAATGGCAAGATAGTGTACTTTAGTTAATTTTTTTTCCAGTTTGTTTAAAAATTGTGAAATTATTTCCTAATATACCTACTATTTTTGCATAGTTTTGAGTAACAGCGAAAAAATTGTAATAAAATTATGAAAATTAAAGAAGTTGCATATTTAAACGACAAACACAAAAAGATAATTGAAAAATTAACTAGAGATGTTAAAAAATACGTTTATTTTGCTACAGATGACTTTAATGCAGAAAAATATAAAGACTTTATAGAAATATTGGATTCTGTCTTTGTATATTCTAATAATTTTCATGATATTACATATAGAGTAGATAAAGAGAATGGTGTTATGGCAGAATTTTTGTTTATAATACCAAATACACTATTTTATACTGCTATTGGCTTTTTAATTGCACTAAGGAATGAAAAAAACGAACACACCATTTACAGATATTTACAAAAAATAAGTGGTTGTTGTGAAAACGCTACAAGCGAACTAACAGATGTTCTTATTGATGAAAAAGAAAAAAGAAATATAAAAAAAACAATTTTACAAAACACGCTATAAAAAAAACTAAAAAATGATACAAATTAAAATTCAAGACAAAGAATATGATATACCAACAGAGTGGAAAGATATTACACTTAAATATTGGTGTGGTTTATACCAAATAATAAATAAATACAATAAAAAAGACGAAGAAGGTAATGTTATAGAAGACCAACACACAGAAGTTGAGTCATTAAGACTTAATAGAGATATTTTTATGTATTTAACTGGAATGAATGAAGAACAAATGAATATGCTTGAAGTAGAAAGTGTAAATAACGCTGTAACAACTTTCAGTTCAGTTTTAGAAAAGTATGAGCCAAAAGGTATTGAAGGTTTTGAGTTTGATGGTAAATTCTATATGTTTCCAAAAGAATTTTTAAAAAGAAGCACATTTGGAGATTATATAGAAGCAACTCATTTAGAAAGCACTGTAAAAATAATGAAAAATGGAAGGTTTGATGTATTGCCAGAGCAAATGGCTATACTTTGCAGAGAGGTAGATGAACAATATGATGATGATGCTATACCAGCAAAAACTGAAAAGTTTAGAGAACTTACAATGGATATAGTTTGGGAGTTCAGTTTTTTTTTGACCATGCAAAGCATAAAATTAGCAAAGACTTTCCAAACGTATTTAGCGAAAGAAGGGGAGGTGGAGGAAAAAACAGAGTCTCTACAGTTGGACTCTACAACAAATTTATAAAACCATATGGATGGCTAAATAGTTTATATATGGTTGCAGAAAAAGGAATATTTAAAATGGATGGTGAAAATAATGTAGATAGTGTGAAAAAATCAAACTTGTATAAAGTTTTAACTTATTTAAGTTGGAATAGTGCTAAAAACGACTATGAGGTTGCTGTTCAAGAAAAAATACATAATAAAAATAATATAACATTGTAAAAATGGCAATAAATAGACTCACAGACATAATAACAGTATTTGATAGTAAATGGACTTATGGAGATGTTAAGTTTGGTTATGAACCAGATGTAAATCAAGACCACGACACTAAATACCCATTAATGCTAGTTGAACCACCAATATCAACAATACCTGAAATCAATAATGGTAGAGAAGAATATGCGTTTGAATTAAATTTTTACAATTTATATTCACAAGCAGCACAATCAGCAGTAACACTACAAAAAAGATGGGATAACTTACAGGATTTGGCTTATGAATGGCTAGATATGGTTTTGAAAAATTATCAAGACACTTCTGTAGAGGTTTATCTAAATGATGAAAGCATAGAAATAGAAAGAGTAAAAGATGTTGCTAATGATAGATTAGTCCAAATAAAAATTACCTTTACAATGAGTGGCTTTAGCAAATGCTTTAGACCAGTATCTCATTACCCATCAGACTTTGCAAATCTTGCTGTTTGGCTTAAAGCAGATAGTGGCGGAACTTTTCCTGTTGGTATAAAATCAAAAATGAGTGCATGGGCTGACCAGTCTGGTAATGGTAATAATGTAGCACAAAGCACTGAAGCAAACAAACCTGAATGGGTTGGCTATGATGGTATAAACGATAAGGCATATATAAACTTTGATGGTACTACAGACTTTTTTACTTCTAGTGGTAACTCTCCTATAACGGCAGATTTTACAATTTTTATAGTAAGTCAAGTCAAAACAAATGACAGCGTACTTTTTGATTATGAAAAAAGTGGTGGTATAGGTCAGGCAGGTAGAATACAGGTAGCACCAGCAGCAGGAGTGCAAAAAGTTTCAATAACAGATGGTACAAATTCTCTTGTAGTAGCATCTACCTCTGAAACAGTAATAAACGCACCAAATATAACAACTGTAAGAAAAGAAAGTAAAACAGCAACACTACAATATGATGATGCTTCTGCTTCTACTACAGGTTCAAGTACAAATGCTTCTTTTGATGCGACAAGAACTTTTAACCATGCAGAGTTTGTGATTGGTAAAAAAACTACAAACTTTATGAGTGGAATATACAGTGAATTAATAATATATAATAGGGCTTTGTCTAACGCAGAAATATCAGATATAAAGAATTATTTAAATACAAAATACAAAATATATTAAACTATGGCTAATAAAATAAATGGAACTTGTACTTGGGGTATTATGCCTTTAACTTGGTCTGGAACTGGATGGGGGTCAAATACATATAATGCTTTTCCAAGCAAACACACAAACTATCTTAAAAGTACAAATGAACCTTTAAGATTCCAAATACAGTGGTTTAATGGTGCTATGGATGAAGGAACAGAGCCTTCTGCTGCTAATGCAACTACAAGTGGAGGTGATACTTTTGGAGATGTAGTAAATGTTATATTTGAAGTTAGTGTTACTACAGACCCTATAAGTGCAGGAGGTGCAATTCTTACAAAAATTGCATCTGTAAAAAAATCAAGAGACATAACAAATAGAAGGTATAATGATGATGCGACTCCACAAGGACATAGATTCACCATAGATATTTCTTCTATACTGTCAGACCAATTATCTTATAGTTTATGTCCAATAAATAAAGGAACTTGGCAGAGTAGAAGATGGGGAGGTATGAATGGAGGTCTAGTAAATCAAGATAATGTTTTAAGTGGTACAGGCTCTGTTGGTCATCCTATTAGTCAGTTCAATGTTAGTAAAAATGGAACTTTTTTAAATGTAAGGGTAGATGCTAAATTTGAAATTATAGATAGTGATGGAAACTTGCAATTAGCCGTTGACAATATTCAAAAATCATCAACAATGACTGTAATAAATTCTGTAAATCAATTTGATTTAGACAAGGCTTATTATGGTTCTTCTTTTGAGGATTCATATTATGCTATAGATACCACACGATTAGGTAACCTGTCACAAAACGATTTTTTAACTAAATGTCCAAACTTTACTTTTGACTTGCAAACAAGACCAGAAATAATGCCAAGCGTAAGAACAACAGATGAGGCTCTTTTTGTTCAATGGTTTACAAGGAGGTCTGTTGAAACAAATCTAAATTCAAGTGGTACTGGTTCTCCTCACAATGATTGTGCTGGTTATGCAATAAGAGTAGATACTTTTGATTATACTAATACCACAAACACACCAACAAATACTTTTTACTTGATAGATTGTAACAGTCTTGCCGATACAGATACAAGTGGCTACACAGATGGTAGTGGTAATAATGTATCTACTATTTTAGATGAATGGCAACAGGGTATGTTTATTCAAAACATATCTCCATCTTTCATTAACAATACTGCTTCTTTAAAATCTGAAACAACCAGTCGTTCTACTTTTCCATATTGGGACTCTTACACTGGAGACAAAATAACTAATAGAACAAACTACTATTGTGTAAGTTTTATAAAACAAGCGGCTTCACCAGTAGCAAACAGTAATGGAGGTAGAAATTTAAGTATCGTAACAAGAAGAAGGTGGTTTAAGATAGATAGACAATCAGAAAAGTTTGCTTTTGAGTTTGTTCGTTTTCATTGGCTAAATTGTAAGGGTGGTATAGACAGTTATACAGCAAGAAGAAATGTTGTTGAAGGCGTTAGTATAAGTAGAGATATTATAGAAAGAAAAACTTCTGATAAAACTTGGATTCAAAACAGGGAAAGTGCTGGTGGTGCTTCATTGAATAGCAGTTTTATTTCTGATACAATGAGGGGTGGTAATATTTATAAAGGAGGTAGAGAGGTTAAAAGTATAACTGCAGATAAGACTAATAGTGTTTATACAGAGCCTTTAAATAAGCCAGAAGCAAAATGGTTGCAAGAAATGTTACTATCTCCAAATGTGTGGGTAGAAATGGAGACAGGTGCGTCTAAGTTTAATAATAGCCTAAACAATTATCTTAGACCATCAACAAAAGAATATATTCCTGTTTTAATCACAAACAGTGAAGCCGACACAGTAAATGAAGAGCAAGGGTTAGTAACTTTTAATATTGAATATACTTTAGCACACAAAGTAAACACTCAAAGAAATTAATATATGTCTGTAAGAATAGAACTTTTAGAATATAAATACCAGAAGGATAATGATATAGATTGGTCAAATGACGCAAATAATTTAATTAATTGGACTACAAATACTGGTGTTTCTTTAACAAATAGTTTTGCTACTACTTCTGTAAAGATTAGTTCTGATGCAAGTTCAGTAACTGGAGGTATTCATATTGGTGCATATAACAGTATAGTTCTTAATAATAATAATGATTATAAATTAACTTACAATGTTGTTGCTTATAATAATAACGGACAAACTGCTAGTAAAATATTTATAAGAGGAGATTCAAGTGCTGGTGGTGACCCTAGTTATTATCCTACTGGAATAAATGATGTTACTTCTACAGGCTATCAGCAATTTACATTTACAATAGATACAAGTCTAAACAATGGTAGTAATGCTTTTAGATTTTTCGTTCAGTTAACAGGTGGTAATCTAGCAGATAAGCACGTTAGATTAAACAATGTTACTTTATTTAACCAAACTATTGATACTGGTGTAAACTGGTTTGAAAGCGTGGTTGGTGAGTTAGACATAACAGATAGTAAAAACTTTCCATTAGCATTAAACTTTCAAATATCAGATATAAAAGACTTAACATCAACCACTGGTGATTTTAGTAAAACCTTTAAAGTTCCTGCAACAAAAAATAATAATAATATTTTCAAACATTTATATATCGCTAATATAAATTCTGATACCTTAACTGGAGGTATTGGTACAGACGTAACAGAAAGATTAAAATGTAGAATAATTATTAATGGTTTAAGCACTTTAAATGGTATTCTTAAGGTTACTGGAGTTGGAGGATATGGCGATAATCCTGCCTATTATAATTGCATATTTTTAGGTAGTAATATAGGATGGGCAGATGAATTAGATAATGTTTATATGAGTGATATAGAGTGGGGTAGAGCAGGGGATGGTCTTCTTTATAATTATAATAGTGTTACTACTTCATGGAATCAAGAAGATTCAGATAATATGGCTGATGGTACATCTAATAGTGGACTGATAGTTTATCCACTTATATCATATGGAGAGTATAATGAAGGTGGAGAAGAAAATACAGTTCAACTTCTTAAAACAAAATATGAATATGATGGTTTAAACACAAACCAAGTGGGTTATCAAGGTATGTATCAACATAACGCTTTATATGGTAATCCAAACCCACAACCAGATTGGAGACCAGCAATATGGGTTAAAAAAACTTTAGAAACAATATTTGCTTCTATAGGGTATTCTATAGATTCACAATTTGTAAAAAGTTCAATTTTTAGACATCTAGTTTGGACTCTTCCAAATTTTAAATGTTATAATATAGATGAAAAATATGCAGTTAATTCAATAGAAGCAGACTGGAGTAGTTCAGTAAGTTTAAGCACCTCTACGACATCTGTTGATTATGCTAATCCTTATCCAAACCCACATAATTATCAGTATGCTGGTTTTGGTGTTCAGTTAGGAACTTTAAATACAGCGTTTTCTTATAGTGCTACTACGCAAGACACAGACATAACATATACAGACGCTGCTTCTTCAACATGGACTGGTTTTAGTGATTATCCAGATACTGTTTATCCAGGAAAAAATGCAACAACTTTAGCAACAGGAGGAGGTTCGTATTTTGAAATAGCAGAGTATGGTTACTATCAAATAGAGTTATCTGATTGTAGTGTGCATTTTAACAATTTACTAATGGATGGTTCACAAATGGGGCCGGTGAATGTGATGGGTGCAAGGTATTATGAGTTTCAGTTTGATAAAATACAATACAGAGTGCAAAGACAATCTCCTGGCCAAACAAGTTGGGATAGTATAGCAACTATGACTGAAGACGACCCGCATTTTAATATTGCAGGCCAATATGGAGCCACTTCTGCTACTACGTTTGTAGGTGTATATAGTCTTAGTACAGCCTCATCATACAATCCTTATCCTTCTTTGGATGGAGATGCTTCTGGAGGTGGTAATACCATTGACGTTAATGATGATATAAGTTTTACTAAGTGGTTAAACAAAGGAGATAAAATAAGAATATTACTCCAAATAAAGGGAAGGCCTGGTGTGGGTACAGGAACTACATATCCACAAGCGTTTTATGGAACTTTTACTTATGAAGCAAGACCAATTATAGGTAATTTTAGTATTAAACTAGACCCAAGTGTTGTTGAGTGGGGTCAAACTTATAATTTAAAAAATGTTATAGACCCAGAACTAAAAGTTGTTGATTTTATAAAAGGAATTAGCCATGCTTTTAATTTAAAAGTAACAACAGATGAACTAACAAAAAAAGTAACATTAGAGCCTTTTGAGGACTTTTATAAGCCTTTTAATGAAGCAATAGATTTTACACACAAGGCAGATATGTCTAAATTGACAGAAGATAATTGGTTAAAAAGTGATTTAAAAAGAGATATAATTTTTAAATACAAAAGTGATAATAAAGATAAGAAGGTAGAGGATAGGGGTGATAGGTATTTTAATGGTGTTAAAGATGAATATCCATACCAAGAAAATTTATCTACCAATTTTGAAAGAGGAGAAACTGTTTTTGAAAATCCTTTTTTTGCTGGTACTTACAACGCTAAAGACCAACAAATAAGAGATGGTATAACCTCTTATACTAATAATGCACCAACTGCTTGTTTATGGGAAGACGACCCATCTTCTTATTCTCAAGATAGACCAGATAAGGGGTACGAGTTTTTGCCAAGACTTCTATATTGGAAAAGGTATGATAGTGTTACGAAAATACTACAGTTAAAAAACCAAAAAGTAGGATTTGCACAATGTTGGGAAAATGAAATAAATATTTTAATTCCTGGTGTTGGTATTCAACCTACAACATCAAGTTTTACAGAGTTAAATGTTTTTCCTCATGCAGTTTCTTACAATGTAGATAAAACCTCATATCCTGTTTTAACCTATGGTAATATTAACATAAGAAAATTTGGAGACACAACAGGTAATTATGATGACCCTGTTATTGGAAAGGGGTTATATGAAACTTATTACAAACAAATGTTTGAAATGTTAAAGTCTAGGCCAAGAGTTAGAACTGTATATATTGATTTAGATGTTACAGATATACTAAACTTAGATTTTAGAAAATTAATTTATCTAAATGGGGTTTATTACAGGCTAAACAAAATTATAGATTATCAGCCAAACAAAAACACGTCAACTAAAGTAGAACTTATAGAATGGTTACAACTAGGTACTTTTGCTGCAACAGCACCTGCTCTTGATGATGATACTATAGGAACTGGAGGTACTAATGGTACAAGCATACCAGACATAGGAACTAATAATAGTAAATTATAACATGAGTAAAAAAACAAGATTAATATCAAATAGAGGTATAGAAAAGCAAAGTGGTTTAGATGTTTTTTCTTCTGTAACCGTTTATAATGGAGAGTATGTAAACTTTGGTAATGCTTTTGCATATGGCACTCAAATGGGTTCTCAAGATGAACATGGAACAACAGAAACAAACTTTGTTGCTGATTCTTTAGCAGACCAACCTCCATCTTCTGCTGGTGTATGGTACAGATTTAAAACTACAGGCTCTCCATTTACAAGCACAACATCACCTACTAGCACTGGTGGTTATTTTATTTTTCCTGGTCAAAAATCTGGAGGTAATAATAGTTATAGTGGTATTTATCAAAAATTATCTGGATTGAACATTGGATATGAATATAAAATAAGTATTCAAAGTGCTATAAGTTCAAGTGCTGGAACAATGTCTGTTGAAACATATTATGATGATACTTTTAAAGCATCAAGTTATTCAGGAACACTTGTTCCTAGTTATAGGAGAACCTCATCTTCTACTATAACATTTCCAGTAAGTGGTACAAGTACAGGTATTTCAGAATCTACTTTTACAGCAACAACAAATAACGACATTTTAGTTATTTACTTTACAACAGAAGATACAAGTTCAATTAATGTTGCTATAACATCTGTATCAATACAAGAGAGACAAGATTATTTAGTACCTTCTTATGGTACTGATAAATTTAATGTTGCTCATAAATTATTAAGAAGACCAGAAGGCATAATAACAGATGATTAAACTAACACATACAAATAGAACTCTAACTGAGGTAGGTGTAATGCTGAGAAAAGGATTGCAAGATGAACTTATTGCACAAAAGCATAACGCAACAGGTAGATTAAGTAGAGGTTTGAAGTATCATATAAAGGGTAGTATATTAAACGTCATTTCATCTGTTGCTTATTGGAAGGCAGTTAACAATCCTAAGTTTGCAAAAAAACCAAACCTACTTGCAATTAGGTCTTGGGCAAAAACAAAAGGATTACCAGCCAGGTCTGTAGTTCCTATATGGAGAAAATTACAAGAAAATTATGGGCAGCCTTATGTAGTATGGACAGAAGGAAATAGTTTAAGGAGAACAGATTTTGCAGGTCATACTGCAAATAAATTTAGTAAACAAGTAGCAGATAAATTAGCACCATCTGTAGGTGTAGATGTGGCTAATATGATAGCAAGTAAAATTAGAAAAAACACAAAAGCAAAAGTAACGGAAGCGTTTTAATATATATAAGATATGGCAACAAATACAGAAAGAATAGTAGTTCAGGTAGTAGTACAAGGACAAAAAGATTTAGCAAACCTAGAAAAAAGGACAGGTTCTACAACTAAAAGTTTTGGTAGAATGGCTGCAGGGGTGTTGGCTGCTGCTGCTGCATTTAGAACTATAAATCAAATAGTTTCTAACAGTGTAAAATCTTTTAGAGATTTTGAGTTTCAAATGGCTAAAGTTAGAGCAATCACAGGTGCTGGTAGAAAAGAATTTTTAGCATTAGAAAAATCTGCAAAAGAACTGGGTCGTTCTACTTTCTTTACTGCACAACAAGTTGCAGAATTACAAACTAATTATGGTAAATTAGGTTTTACTACAAAAGAGATTTTAGCAGCACAAGAAGCAACATTAAACTTAGCAACAGCAACAGATAGTGATTTGGCTAGAGCAGCAATAGTTGCTGGTTCTGCTGTAAGAGGTTTTGGTTTAGATGCTTCAGAGACTCAGAGAGTAACAGATGTTATGGCAAAAGCCTTTACATCTTCTGCATTAGACTTAGAAAAGTTCCAAACATCTATGACTAAAGTTGCACCTATTGCAAAATCAGCAGGTTTTTCTATTGAAGATACAACTGCTATTATGGCTCAGTTAGCAGATTCTGGTATTGAGGCTTCTATTGCAGGTACATCTTTAAGAAACATACTTCTTAAAATGCAAGACCCAAATTCTGATTTAGTTAAATCTTTTGGTAAAACTATTCACTCATTAGACCAGTTAGTACCAGCGTTAACTAAATTTAGTCAAGAAGGTGGTAGTCTAGCAGAAATTATGGAGGTTGTTGATTTAAGACAGGCCGCAGCATTTGAGCAGATGATTACAAGTAGAGATAGAACAGTGGCATTGAGAGATGCTTTAGAAGGTGCTAATGGTGCTGCTGCAGATATGGCACATATTGTTGGAGATAGTTTAGAGGGTGCTATGAAAAGATTGACATCTGCTTTTGAGGGGTTTCAAATAGCATTTATAGAGCATTTTGGCGAAGGCATGAAACAACTTGCAGATGGTTTTGCTGGTTTTTTTAACACTATAACAGATTTTATAGAGATACCTGTTTCACAAAAATTAGAAGAAGATAGGATAGAAATGAATCTGTTATTTGATACTTTGAAAAACACTAATATTTCACAAGACACAAGAAATAGATTAATCACTGAATTAAATACTAAATATTCAGAATATTTACCAAAACTGGTTACTGAAAAAGATAATCTTGAAGATTTAGAAACAGCACAATTAGGTGCAAATGATGCCTTAAAACAAAGAATATTATTACAGGCAACTCAAGAACAACTACAAGATGTAATTAACAAACTTTTAGAAAATCAAATTGAAGCAACAAGATTAGCAAAACTAGAAACAGAATTAAAAAATGAAGTAGAAGAAGCATCAGTAGGTTCAACAGAAAGAGCAATGAGAAGTAGAGAAGGTTTTGATAGAAGATTAAATTCAGCAACGCTAAAACTACAAGCAAACACAAAGGCTCAAGAAAATAATAAAGAAGAAGCAGAAGAATTAAAAAAAGAATATGATTTAGTTAAAGAAGCAGCAAAAAATTTAGGATTAACTCTTGATGATACCACAACAAAAATAAAAACAAGGACTGACGCAACAAAACAAGGTACAAAAGCAACCGAAGAAGACACAAAAGCAACTAATGAAAATAAAAAAGCAAAACAAGAAGATAAGGCATCAGCAGAACTATTAGCCTATAGATTACAGTTGCAAGAAGCAGGTCTTTTAAGTAAACAGCAAGAATTAGACCTACAAAAAGAACTTAACAATTTAAGAATACAAGAATTAGAAAACATTTTAAACAATACAGAGGCTTCAGCATTAATGTCAGGACAAAGAAAGGCTATGATTATGGAGTTGCACAACTTAACTATGAGTACAGGCAAAACTGAAAGAGAGTTAAAAGATGAACAACTTGCTAGAGATTTAAGAGCAGCAGCATTGTCAGGACAGACTGCTAAACAGGCTATGATTTCTGCAATTAGAGCAGAGTTAATGGAGGCAGTAGCAGGATATGCTTCTTCTGCTTTTAAAACACTGCCTTGGCCTATAAATATTGGAGTGGCAGCAGGAGCAGCAGCAGTAGTAGGTGGTATGTTTGAAAAATTAGTTGGAGGAGCAGAAAGTAAGTTTGCTCAAGGAGGTATGGTTCATGGGCGTTCACACGCACAAGGTGGAGAAAAATTTGCTGTAGGCGGTAGAGTAGTAGAGTTAGAAGGTGGGGAGGCTGTAATAAATAAAAGAAGTACAGCAATGTTTAGAAATCAATTATCTGCAATAAACGCTGCAGGAGGAGGTGTCAAGTTTGCTGATGGAGGTCTTTTAAATATGCCTTCATTTTCACAACAACAATTTAATGCTCTAAATCAAAATCAAATGATGGGTGCAATGAGTTCTGGTGCAGGAGGAGTAGTGGTTGTAGAGGCGGATATTACTGATAGTCAAAATACTGTAAACGTAATTGAAGCACAAGCAACAGTATAATAATTAAAAATATAAACAAATGTTTGTTGATAAAAAAACCAAGTTAGAAAGATTAGATATATGTAAAAATTGTAGTTTTTACCGAAACTTTTTGTTATTAAAAAGACCTAAATTTACTTATGGTGCAAGATGTGCTAAATGTAAGTGTTTCTTAGATGCAAAAACATCATTAACAAAAGAGTTCTTTGGCAAGTGTCCAGAAAACAAATGGTAAAAATTTACATATGAATTTAAAAGAAATCGCACAAAACTTTAACAAAGAAAAAAGAAAGTTTATGACTGAAGCAGTCATAAAACAATCTAACCATGCTCGTAACTTCTCAACTTATCATGCTGAATCATTAGATATTATGTTCGCAGAATGGCATTTATTATTTCCAACTAACAAACAAGACATGAATTGCAACTCTTGTAGAAAAGCAGTTGTAAAGTTTTGGGAAACAATGGTGGATGAGTGGATAGAACTTGAAAGAAAACCTAAAAAAACTAATGCGTCAAAAAAAGCAAAGGCAAAATAAAGTTGAGGTAGTTAAAGACTTTATTAATGTTGCAGGTGTAAGTTTAGAAAAAAGATTTGGTTTACATCCAACCTGTAAAGATATTGTCAGGCACTTTGTAGAGAAAGGCATAATAGAACCTAAAAGACTTAGAAACTATATGATTATAGTTGACTTTGATAGAATGTTGTCAACTAATAATGGTAGCAGAACTAACACATGGATGGATTTATCTATAAAATATAATATAAGCGAAAGTCAAGCACAAAATATAGTTTATAAAGAAAGAAAAAAAGAAAAACCTTCTAATAATATAAGAGATTAAAGTTTTGTAGAAAAATTGGGTAAAAAACTTTTTTATAAATTCTAATTTTGCCGTTATGAAAGAAAAATGGTATAACATACAAAATAAGAAGGGTGAAACTGCTGACATTTATATCTTTGATGAAATAGGAAGATATGGTGTTTCTGCACAAGAATTTATTTCAGATATAAAAAATCTGAAGAATACCCCAATCAATTTAAGAATTAATAGTTTAGGTGGTGATGTTTTTGATGGCATGGCTATGTATAACGTAATTAAAAGGAGAGAGGCTAGAACCACTGTATATATAGAAGGTATAGCGGCAAGTATTGCTACTATAATTGCTTTAGGTGCAGATGAGGTTATAATGGCAGAAAATTCTTTATTTATGATACATAATGCGTGGGGAGGTACTACTGGTGAAGCAAAAGACATGAGAAAAACTGCAGAAACTCTTGAGAAAATATCAAGTGAGTTAACAGATATTTACACTAAAAAGACAGGATTATCAAGAGAGGCTGTAAGTCAAATGATGGATGAAGAAACTTGGTTAAATGCTGAAGAAGCATATGAATTAGGTTTTATTGACGTTATTTCTGACTCAATAAAAGTTGCTGCAAAGTATGATATTTCTAAATTTAAAAACATAACACATGAAAAAATTAAGAATCAATTAAGTATTAACATAAATAATAAAACAATGACTAACGAGTTAAAAGAATGGTTCAACAACAAAGTTGAAGAAATCGTTGCTGCTGTAAAGAGTGATGTGAAGGTTTCTGAAGATGTTGCTGAAGATACAGCGATAACTGTTAATCTAGGAGATAATGAAGAAATAATGAATAAAATTTCTGATTTTGAAACTAAAAACTTAGAGTTATCTAACAAGATTTCTTTATTAGAAGAAGAATTAGCAACTTCTAAAGGTGCTAACGAAACTTTAACTGAAGAGGTTGAAGCGTTAAACGCTAAAATCAACAAAGCAGATGCTAAAGGTACTGAAATAGAAACTGATAGCGACCCTGTAATCGTTGAAAACAAAAAAGAAGATGCTAATGCAAGTTTTTACAATGCAATGGCAGAAAGAGTAAGAAATAAATTTAATAACTAAAAAAATAAAAACAAATGGCAAACGTAGCAAATAAAGGAACATTCGCAACTTACTCAGGTGCGAACCTTAATGAAATTTTTTATGAGCCAGTATTTAGAAGTGATGATATTATGCGTAACTATAGAGTTATTCCTAATGTTAAGCATAAAATGAATGTATTTACTTCTGCTGCTCTAACAAAAATTGTACAAAAATACACTGGTTGTTCAGCAACAAGTGGTTCTACTCAATTTAACATTGATGAGAAAACAATCACTGCAGGTAGAATGAGAGTTGCTCTTGAGCAATGTACTGATGAGTTCTTTGGAACTTACATTGAAGAAATGTATAAAAATGGTGCAGATGTAATGAACATTGAAGGAACAATGTTAGCAGATGCAATCGTTAACAGAGCAGTAAAAGGAATAGCACAAGACGTAGTAAGATTAGCGTGGGGTGGAGATGATTCTACTGCAAACTACCAAGGTGTAACAGGATGGATTAAATTAATGGGAGATGATGCAACTGTTGAAGGTGCAAAAAGAGCAGTAACTTGTACTGATTCTACTGCACCAACTGCAGGAGAGTCTTTAACTATAATAAGACGTGCTTATGATGAAGCACCTGCTGCTTTACAGCAAGTACCTGCATCTGAGAAAAAGATGTTTGTTTCTCCAGCAATTTACAATGCTTACTTAGCAAACTTAGAAGGAACTTCTGCTGACTTAGCAATAACTAACCAACAAGATGGTGTATTAGTTGTTAAGTTTAGAGGTGTTGAATTAGTTCCTATGTATGAGTGGGATACAATCGTTGCAGACTTAAATCCAACAATGTTTGATGTAAGTGGTACTGATTATACAAATGGTCTTTGCTACTGTGCAGTTGACAATTTAATAATTGGTTCTGATGTAACTGACCCAGAAGGTTCTTTCAAAGTATTCTATGATGACTTAGAAGAAAAAATGTTCTTTAGAGGTTACTTCAAGTTAGGTGTACAATTCTTGTATCCTTCACTTGTTCAGTGGGTAATTGCAAAGGCATAATGACAATGTAATAATAGAGGAGGTGTAAAAGCCTCCTCTTAATTACTTTTAATTAACAATAAAAACAATAATAAAATGGCAATAGATACAGGTTTAGGCGTAGAGTGTAGCGACTTACAAGCAACTGGAGGGATAAAACAAATTCTTCTAAGGTCTTGGGCAGATGCAGACGTAATTACTTATGGTACAGGTACAGCACATACTATTACTAATATACAATCAGGTGGTGATGCTAACTGGTTTGTTTATGAGTTTAAAAACGAAAATCCATCTTTAACAATAGCGGCTACAAAAGAAAATGGTTCAACTGCATTTGAGTGCAGTCTTTCTTTTATGATTCCTAATATAGCGGCTACAAGGTTTGAAGAATTGAAAAATTTAGAAAGCACTTGTATGATGGGGTTAGTTCTTGATACTAATGATAAATGGTGGGCAATAGGTGTAAGTGCAAAATACGCAAATGAAACTGTTGCAGCAAAAAGTCAAACATTTTTAAATCTAGTTGGATTTGAAGGTGGTACTGGTGCTGCTTATTCAGATGAAAATGGTATTACTGTAAACTTAATGGCAAGACAATTTGAATTACCAAGAGAGTATAAAGGTACTGTTGGAGTAAACACTAATGCGTTGACTGCAACTACAGGTGCATAATAATTAAAGGTATAATAATAGGTTGAACTTTGTTCGTAAAAAGTTTAATAACATTATCCTATTAATATCTTTTTTTTGAAATATGTGTAATTGCAATGCAAAAAGCGTAGATTCACCACATTTAAAAATATATACAGTTATGTCAGAATACAAAGCAAAAAAATCAGTAGGTACTTTATATAAGGGTGGTTTTAAAATTAATTGGGCAAGTGCAAGTCAAGAGGAATTAGCATATGCCTATGAGGAGTTAGGTATGACTTCATTAATAGAAAAAACATCAAACATAAAAACAAAAGATGAGCCAAAGAAAACAACCAAAAAGAAAAAGTCAGGTAAAGAATCTTCAGACTCAAAAGAGTAATACTTTTGAATTTGGAGTTTTTAATTTAGCAATACCTGAGCATATTGAAGAACCACAAGAC